TAGAAGCGGCTAAAGAACAACCGGGTGAACACGCATACGGTGCTGCTGTGGACATTGAAAGTGTAGGCGGAGAAAAAACATTTAGATTAACAAAAGCAGCAATTGAAGTTGGCTTTACTAGAATAGGTATTAGCAGAAAAAGAGGATTTATGCATTTAGGTATTGGATACCCCGGTGCGCCTGATACAACAATTTGGACATACTAAAATGAAATTAATTAGAAAAATATCAATTGGCCAAGATTATAAGAATGAAGCAATGCATTATTCTGTTGGTCAAGAAGTTTACGGTGGTCATACAATATCTGACATACTAGAAGAAGAGGGCGCTTATAAAATATTTATTAAAAAAAATGACGAGATACTTCCATGGAAACATTTTAATTCAAACATGGCTGTATCTGTTGAATACAATTTAGATTATTAATGCGATCACTTTACAATTATATTATATATTCTGAAAATAGATATAACAACTCTACTAAGGTAGAAGACAAAGAACTTATACTAAATACAGAAATATCTGAAAGAGATTTTATGTATACCAATAGAATAGGCAAAGTTATTTCTGTTCCTATGTTAGACAAGTCTGAGCTAAAAAAAGGTGATCAAGTTTTATTGCATCATAATGTTTTTAGAAGATGGATTGATATTTATGGAAAAGAAAAAGATTCATCTAGTTTTATTACAGAAAGCCAATACTCAGTATCTCCAGATCAAATATATGCATATAAAAGAAACAAAGATTGGAAGTGTTTAAACAATTATTGCTTTGTTAAGCCTATAAAAGACGATTCTAAATGGAGCGTTTTAAAAGAAAAAGAATTGTTTGGAGAGCTTGTGTATAGCAACGAGTATTTAAAGTCATTAGGATTGTCCGTAGGAGACGTAGTGGGGTTTACACCTGATTCGGAATACGAATTTAATGTAGACAATCAAAAATTATATAGAGTTTTATCAAATCAAGTTACAGTAAAATATGGATCGAAAGAAAAAAGTAATTGAAGCATCAGAAATTGCTTTAATTGAACTTGACAAAGTTATAAGACAAAAAATTAATTTAGTTGAATTAGAACCTGAGAAAGCAAAAATAGCAGCTCAGGCTAAATGGGTGGCAATCGAAGACTCATTTAAAATTATAGAAAGAATAGAGGAGCTGTCGTCAGATAAAAAAACTGAAGACAAAGTAAAATTTTTAGGTGTAGAAGATAGAATAAAATAATGTATAAACAATCACTTTATAACATTACCAGAGATCACCTCGATACTAAAGAAGTAAGAAAAAAAAATAGGCTTAAAAAATATAAGTACGGCTACGACGATAATTTAGATTGTGTAGTCATAAGTAAAGACGGTACAATCGGAGATATATATGAGGTTCAAGGTCTTAAGATAGCAATACCTCAAACCCCTGAAAAAATAGATGGTCAAAAGCTAAAAACTGAAGATCAAGTATTTATAAGAAGGGAAAGACCAGAATCTTTAAAAAGAATAAGATCAATACATGAATTTAAAAACCATCCAGAACAAACTAAAGAACAATACTATAAATATATTGATGTTGAGTTTAATCATAGGAATGATGGGTATTGGTTCATGTGCAACAGTGAACCGTGTTACATTACAGGGTCACACTATATGTACCTCAACTGGACAAAGATTGATGTGGGCGCGCCCGAGTTTAGACAGGCAAACAGAATATTCTATTACTTTTGGGAAGCCTGTAAGGCGGACTATAGGTGTTACGGAATGTGCTACCTCAAGAATAGACGGTCTGGCTTTAGCTTCATGGCATCATCAGAAACTGTTAATGTGGCTACGACGTCAAGAGACTCGAGGTTTGGTATATTATCAAAAACAGGTGCTGATGCGAAAAAAATGTTTACCGATAAAGTCGTACCGATCTCGGTAAATTATCCATTCTTTTTTAAGCCCATACAAGATGGTATGGAAAGACCGAAAACAGAGTTGTCTTATAAGTTACCATCAAGAAGATTAACCAGAAATTCTTTTAAAGAATCAGATGATGAATTATTAGGACAGGGTTTAGATACAACAATTGACTGGAAAAATACAGGAGATAATAGTTATGATGGAGAAAAACTAATACTATTAGTGCATGATGAATCTGGTAAATGGGAAAGACCTGATAACATATTAAACAACTGGAGAGTAACTAAAACTTGTTTAAGACTAGGCGCTAGAGTTGTTGGCAAATGTATGATGGGGTCTACATCTAACGCCTTAAATAAAGGTGGTGATAATTTTAAAAAATTATATTATAATTCAGATGTTGACAAACGAAATAAAAATGGACAGACTTCAAGTGGATTATATTCTTTGTTCATACCTATGGAATGGGGCTACGAAGGGTTCATTAATAAGTATGGATACCCTGTGTTCGAAACACCATCATCTCCGGTTGAAGGAATTGATGGAGGCCTCATCCGTGCGGGAGTTATTGAGCACTGGGAAAATGAGGTAGAAGGATTAAAGAATGATGCGGACGCATTAAACGAATACTATAGACAGTTTCCTAGAAGTGAAAAACACGCTTTTAGGGATGAAACATTACATTCTTTATTTAATTTAACAAAAATATACGAGCAAATAGATCATAACGAAGAAATGACTTCAAAAGGTTATGTTGCTCAAGGGAGTTTTTCTTGGAAAAACGGAATAAAAGATACAGAAGTAATTTGGACACCTACTAAAAACGGTAGATTTTTTGTTAGTTGGATACCTAAGTTAGAACTTAGAAATAACATTATTAAAAAAAATGGTATTAAATATCCTGGTAATATAGACTACGGCGCATTTGGTTGTGATAGTTATGATATTTCCGGTACTGTTGGGGGTGGTGGATCAAACGGAGCGTTGCATGGTTTAACAACTTTTTCAATGCAACCCGAGTTTCCGTCAAGCAAATTCTTTTTAGAATATGTTGCAAGACCCCAAACAGCAGAAGTTTTTTTTGAAGATGTACTTATGGCAATAGCATTTTATGGTATGCCAATACTTGCAGAAAATAACAAGCCAAGATTACTTTATCATTTAAAAAGAAGAGGGTATAGAGGTTTTTCTATGAACCGGCCTGATAAATTACGGGGTGCATTGTCTAAATCTGAAATAGAATTAGGTGGTATACCTAATACGTCAGAAGACATAAAGCAAGCTCACGCGGCTGCAATTGAATCATATATAGAAGAAAACGTTGGTAATCAAGAAGATAGCCACGGTAATATGCACTTTCAAAGAACATTGGAAGATTGGGCTAAATTTGATATATCAAAACGTACAGCTTATGATGCGTCTATTAGCAGCGGTTTAGCTATAATGGCTTGCAGAAAACATTTATATAAACCACGACAAGAAAGAACAACAAAAAAACTAAATTTTTCATTCTCTAAGTATAAGAATGAAGGCGATAGAAGTATGCTAATTAAATAAATATGGCAAAAACACAAAAAGATTATTCTATTTTTCCTAGCCAAGCGGTATCTGATTCTAAAAAAAGAAGTTCTGAATATGGATTAGAGGTAGCTAAAGCTATAGAACAGGAATGGTTTAATAAAGACAGGGGACAGGGCAAATACTATCAAACTAGAGACGAATTCCATAGACTTAGATTGTATGCTAGAGGCGAACAGTCTATTAGAAAATATAAAGACGAATTTGCAATTAACGGTGATTTATCTTACCTTAATTTAGATTGGAAGCCTGTACCTATTGTACCCAAGTTTATAGATATAGTTGTAAACGGAATGCAAGACAGGTTATTTTCTATTAAAGCTTTCGCTCAAGATTCAATTGCTACCGGCAAAAGAACAAAATACGTTGAAAGCGTACAAAGAGATTTAGCTGCTAAACAAATTCTTGCTGAAATTGAGGCGGAATTAGGTGTCGATGCTAGAAATATTCCAGAGTCCGAATTGCCCTCTAATACAGAGGAGCTAGAATTGTATATGCAATTAAATTATAAGCAAGGAATTGAAATTGCCCAAGAGCAAGCCATAAATAATATATTTCTTAGAAATAAATACGCTGAGCTAAAGAAAAGAACA